CAGTTGATTTCTCAATTGAGAATGCCATTTCAGCGAAAGCGTTACCAGCGTCATCACCTAATGCTTCAGCAGCGGCAGTTGTCATTGCAGTACCTTTTGTGAAAGTACCAGCAGATGGACTGTCGTTTAGAGCACCTGGATTGTTGTTAGGCGAAGCTGAATGTGCTGTAGATGAATAACCATCAACAGCTGAACCAGCAGCATTTCTACCTGAGAAATCTGTGTCTGCTTCATCAAACATAGCTTCAGCGCCTGTTTGGTTAGTATATCTGCTTCTCATTGCAAAGATAAGGCCAGTTGGTCCAGTCATAGGCTGAACGCCAGCAATATCATACGCAATCAAATTCGGCATAGCTCTTCTTACTAACGAAATTAGGATTGGATCCCAATTCGCTACAGATGAACCAGTCGAGTTCGTAGGAGCAGCTTCTGTCATATAAGCTCTGTCTTCAGCTAGAGCTCTCTCTTGGTTTTCCAAGATAACAGATGTAACGGCTCGTCTGTAAGAATCCTTGATTTCTGGTAAATCAGGATGTTCTAAGACAGGCTGCCATTTCTTTTCATGTGTTTCTGAAAGATACATGTATTTTTCTCCCTATATTATTACTTAATAGACAATTTCATGTCTTTAGTTTTACTAATAGCAGCAGTATAAGCAGCCATTGCATTTGATAAGTCAACATTATCTGTTGACGAACCTGCCGCCACATCATCTAGCTGCTCAGATGTTTCTGATTTCTTACCAAAATAACTTTCCTTAATAGTAGCTACTTTGTTTTTAAAATCTTCAGCGTCTGAGTATTCAATCTCTTCAGTCAACTTAAAAAACTTCTCTTTTGAAGTGTCTGCTAAATCGTATGCTTGTTCAGCAATGATTTGCTTTGCTTCGAAAACAGAATTTTGTTTTTTAAGGTCAACATTCTTTTCGATTGTTTCGTTGAGTTTTTTCTCTAAGTCTTCAATCTTAGATGCTTGGTCTTCCAATACATTGTACTTCTCATCTGGAACATCAATGTAATGGTCTTCAAACAACTTTTTAAGACCTGAGATAAAGTCCTCAGCGATTTCGCCTTTGATACCTCTTTCTAAAGCAAGTTCGTTTTCTTTCATCCATTCTTCAACTACATAGTTCAAGTATGAATCCACTTTTTCAACTAACTCAGCTTTATTCTTAGAAGTTTCTTCTTCGAATTTCTTATTGTAATCAGCTTCCAAGTATTCTTCAATTTCTGCTACTTTTGATTTAATAGCAGCTTCGAATACTGTCGCAGCTTTTTGTTTAAACTCTTCAGATAAATCTGCTTCGCCGGCAACAAGAGCGTCAACATGTTCAGTTACATCAATTTCTTCCTTCTTCATATGTTTTGAAGCGGTTTTCATTCCGTAACCTTCCTCTTTGTCGTCTTTCTTGTCTGCCTTTTTGTCTAAGTATTTTTTTAGACCGTCTGGCATTTCGCCTTCGTTAACAACTTCTTCATCTGACTTTTCAGTTTCTTCGACTTTAGCACTTTGACCTGGATGTGAAATCTTAGTCACGCCAGCGTCCGTGTCCGGTTTGCCAGCTGTGTCTGGAGTTCCACCCTTGTCAGCAGTAGCGCTAATTTTGTCAGAAACTTTACTAGTTTTTTTAGTTGCGTCAGGATTGCTGTCTGTTGGTTTTACCACAGCTGGACCTAAATCTTCTGCCTCATTTGACAGGTGAGTTGGCTCAGCCGCTACAGCATTCTTTTTAGGAGCATCAGCAGCTGCTTCCGCCACCGCTTGTGCTTCTAACGCCTCTAAATTTTTAGCTTCTGTATCGGCCATTGAGAAATCTCCCTTTTTATATTTTAAAAAAATTAATTAATTTTTCTTTCTTATTGATATTTATAACTTTAAAGTTTTCTAAGAAAGTCCGAGAACACTTTTACCTTTGCTTCATCTAAAGCTCTGGCTTTAGCAGACTGGATTTCTTTCTTCCAAGCTTCAATATCCTTTTCAACTAATATACCATTATTCCATACCCATTCTTTGCTTTCCATAATACCTTCAACGAAAGCGTCTGGAGCGCTAGGGTCTGCAACAATGTCGGCAGCAGTAGCTAAGTAGAAGTCTTTTCCAACATAGTTAGCACCACCTTTTTGCACCAAGGAACCCATACCACGAGAAGAAACACCAAGTGTTGCCCCCTCATCAATAAGGTTTTTTACAATCTTACCGTATGGAGTGTCCATGATTTTCGCTTCACCGATAAAGTTCTTACCCTCTGGAGTAAGTGCTTTAATCATGTGCGAAACTCTTTCCAAGTTGACAGTCGGTCCGTCAGGATGACCTAACTCACCAAATGCTCTGCCTTTTTGGATAAATTCTCTATTGTATCTGTCTACCTCTTTTGATAGTACAGCGTTTTCGTAGATACGACCATTTCTGTTTTTAATATCAGACTGTAGAAAAATACCTCTAATTTTGTATTCTTTCTTACCTTCGTTTTCTTCAACAATATATTGTGCGTCTAATACTTCTTCCGAAATTAACTTCATATTACTCTCTCTTTGCTTTGTATCTAATATTTATACAACTTTTTACCTAAACTCTACAATAATTGTGTAGTTGTCACCATTTGCAAAGTTTCTGGTTGAAAGTAGTACATCTCCGGTAGGGCTGGTCGCATTATTTGGCAGTTCATTACCTGCATCTCTAAAGTCCCAATAACCATTACCAGATAATATTAGAGCAGTTGCGTTAGTAGTTCCACCCCACAATAACTCAACCGCTGATTTGTTGTTAGTTGTATTGACAGAATACCATACTTTACTAATCTTCTTAGTACCGTCTTCGGTCATAAATGTTGTAGCTGATGCATCAACTTTGGTAACTAAACTCTCGCCTGTGCCGTCTGAAAAATTAGTTAATTTAGTTACATACTTAACACCAGTTGTATCTACAATTGTCTGTGTACTTACTGTATCTGCCATTTTATTATCCTATATGTCCTGAAGTGCTGTCATAAAAAGTTTTTGATAACTCACCACGCAAAGTAGTTTCACCTACTTTTCTAGTTTTAATATAAACTTGCACTGTACCACCAACATCTGGTTTTGTAAATGTTCTTATACCACCAGAGATAGTTGAGTTTGCACCATCAGCTGAATCCGGATATGTGTCGCTGATAGTAGCAGCGTTATCATACTCCCAAACTCCGTTTGAACCTGGAACAGTTACCCATGCCATTTGTTTATACTCCTAATTGTGCGTCAACTTCTTTATCAATATAGTTGTACAACACATCTGTATTAACATTATGAAAACTAGCAGTCTTATCAACTGCCGTTTCAAGTTTATCTATTACATTACCTTCTTCTTTATCTAATACTTTAAAGAAGTCAGTGACCACCTCTTTATGTAAAGGTGGCAATTCATTAAAAGTCTTAGTGTCAATTGGTGCTGACATTAAGTTACTGAGTTTCATTTGCCGGTGCCTCAGCTTCTGGCTGTGGATTGTTATTTGGCTCAAACTCAATTTGTTGTCCTTGGTCATCAAAGATAGCGTCTGTTCTATCATTTGGACCTGCGTATTCTGGTTTAGCGTCGCTGATATGTTCTGCTTCAGTTCCATTAAATATATTCTTTGCAATATCTACTCTTGCTTGGTCTAAAGATGTTGCTACTTTATCTCTTAACGCATCTTTAAACGCTTCGCCTGCATCCGCATTTTGACCAGCTGCCAAATCATCTACAAATTTTTTAACATGTTCACTCATTGTTTTCTCCTAATTAAGTCAAAGAACCGGTATCTTCTTCCGGTCCAGCAATAATGCCATCTTCAACTTCTTGTTTAATCTGTGCGTCAATCTCTTCAATATCTCTTTGAGATTGTTTCAACACATTCTTTCTAATGTACTCTACTGAATAATATTTACCAACATAATCTCTCATTGAGTCCGCAATTCGTATTCTTTCAAGTAACATTTCACTTTCTTTTAGTTCAGCAAAATGTCCGTCTTGTAAGAAATCATACATCATACTATCTCTAACAATATGCCAATCGTCATCTGAGATAACTTTCTTTAAGACCAATTGAGTTCTTAAAATGTCATTAAATAACTCAGTAAATTTCTTTCTTAATCTTTGAACAAATTTAGTAAACTTTAATTCATCTCTTGTAATTTCAGTAGAACGGCCAAGATTGAAACCTTGTGA